AAATGTGATGTTTATTGTGGAAAAAAGATGTGGAATTGATGTATGAAACCCTCTGTAAACCTTGTATTAAACCTTCTATAAAGCCTCTCAGGTCTTGTGATCTTGGCGTCCAGGCTATCAGCACTTCGAGTATTTGTCAAGGGGGGCGTGCATAAATCCACACAGACCCACAAAAAAGTATCAGCGAACTCATAAATACTTGACGTAACTCCACTGATGCCCTATACTGGCTTCAGTCACACATTCAGGAGCAATTCTCCATGTCCGTCGCATACCGTCAGGCACAACTCTCAAAGTATAGAATCACCCTGGAAATTTCTGCCCTTGAAGACTTTAACCCGCACCAGATTGATTGGGAAAAGTTATTCAAATTGGAAGGCAAAGAGCGATGCGAAGCATATGTTGAAGACCTGAATGTGTCCTGGTAAAGTATCAGGAACTGTTGTGCCCTTATGTATCAAGAACTGGTAGGGGCACAAAGTAACACAAACTCATAGCACCACTATCTGTCAAGAACAGCTGTGGTCACTATGTGTCAAGAACTCATGTAGGCACAAAGTAAAGAGAAAGAAGTCGGCCAGGGACCGCGATGTGGCCATGGTATGGCCTCTGCTGGGGTTCTGTCAAGGGGCTAAAACCAGTCTGCTGGCTGGCATGGCCCCCTATTGAACTTTGAACCGTTTAGCCCTATATTGGCCATGTTGGTCGGTCGAGCTCCCTCCACACGCTCCCGACACACTGAAACCATGCCACGCTTCTCCCTTCTCATCCTGGTTGCTCTGCTGACGGTTGCCACTCTCCTGGAGCTCACCGTTACCCTGGCCAAGCACACTGCCGTTCTGCTGATTCTGGCCACCCAGGTCAGCGTTGATGCCTGCCAGTGGCTCTATGAGCACCGGGAAGCCATCCTAACTCGCGGCAATGCCATCCGCAACCGGGCCGGGATGGCGTTCTGCTACGCCTGAAAAACCACCTGAAAAACCGGCACAAATACTCATGCAGATGCCGCCTTCCATCCTGTAGACTGAACAAAGTTAAGACAACCACATGGCAACACGTACCGACCTCCTGACCGTCCGCGAGTTCTTCTCCTCTGATGAGTGGGACCTGATCGACGCTGCACTGAGCGAGTATCAGGATCACTACGACACAGACGAGGAGGCAGCGACTTACAATACCCTGGTCGGTCGCATTGCCCACCTGTTCACCATCAACACCGACGCGACCGACTGAGAACCGGTCCGACTGTTCATCTTACCATTTTCCCGTGATCTACTCTCCCGCCTGCTCACTCTACGATCGCACCCGCGTCTGGGTTGCCCGTGATGTCGATCCTGACGTTGAGACGATGATCCAGCGGCAATGCGGTCCTAGCGCTGGCGAACCTGCTTGGGTCGCTGCTGCCCGTCATGCCCGTTGCTATGCTCATGACCTAGAAAAAACCACTTGAGAAACCGGCACAAATACCCATTGTGTTCTGACCGGTTTAGCCCTATATTGGCCATATGGGAGGGGCACCAAACCTCTCCCGCTCTCCATTCCTTCTCTCTCATTCCTCATGCGTAAGATCGAACGTCAAATGTGTGCCGCTGTTCAGTCTAACAAGGACTGGAAATCTGCAAACACTTCTGTGCATTTTGATCCTGAAACTGGCGTGTCTGTTGTCCGTCTTCATGGCAATAAGATCGCTGAGGTTACTGATAACGACATGACAATCTTCGATGGTGGTTGGCAGACAACTACAACCAAAAGTCGTCTCAATGCACTTATCAATGAGTTCTGCAATGGTATCACTGATGGTGTCTTCCAGAAGAACTATGAGTGGTTCATTCGTGACAACAACGCCACAGTAGATTTCGAGAACGGTTACACTTTCGCCTGATCATTCGTCCTGGACATGACGCTAAACTGTCCAACTTTCGTTAACACTTTCGTCTTCTTTATTATGACTCGTTCAACTGCACTCGGTATGCTCAAGGTTGGTAACACTGGAGAAGAGATTCTTTCCATTCTCGATGTTATCGTTGCTGATGTTGAGTCTGAGCAAACTATCAACGAGATTGCAGATCTGGTGTTCGATTGATATCACGAACGAATGGCTGCTGACTCATTCGTTATATCAGCAGCCATTCGTTATTTGACAGTCTTTATAAAAGCTTTGCCCTTAATTGATATCCGCCCTATATTAAAATGCCTAACTACCCTAACCTACAGAGGTGACAAAACGCGATCGAAATATAAGACCCATAAAAAAATTCCCAGATATAAAAATCACCTCAAATACCTTTTCAATATATACAGTGTGAAAAAAATCCGGGAGGAAAAATATGAGCCAAAAGGTCTTTCACATATATGCAAAGGACAAATGTTTATTTCACAATTTAGAGAGGGAAGAATTTGAGATTACATGGAATACAATTCATCAAATGGTAGGATTAATGAAAACAGAATATCAAGAATCTGATTTATCATATGAGGAATTAACCGTACATAAACAAGACGACGCATCATATTGACATAGTATACATATTGAGTTAGAATTGAACTGAAACTTTTAGATTAAAATGGCAAAAGGATTCACTGTAAAAGCAAAGACACCGAAAGGTTCTGTAGAAGAAAAAGCAACACCCAAACCCGAGTGGGATTATGGTGCTATCAAGGAACGAATGAGAGGTAAGACAATTGTATTCTGTCTACCAGGCCGAGGAGTATCATATACATTTTTGAAGAACTTTGTACAACTGTGCTTTGATATGGTACAGAATGGAATGAGTATTCAAATTAGTCAAGATTACTCTTCTATGGTTAACTTTGCACGTTGTAAGTGTCTTGGTGCGAATGTACTTCGTGGTCCTGATCAAGAACCCTGGGATGGTAAACTTGAATATGATTATCAGTTATGGATTGATAGTGATATTGTATTCAACACTGAGAAGTTCTGGCAATTGTGTGATATGGCCATTCCTGAAGAAGGAGAAGGGAGAGAGATTGTTTCTGGATGGTATTGTACAGAAGACGGAAAGACTTCTTCTGTTGCACATTGGTTAGATGAAGAAGATTTCCGTACTAATGGTGGAGTCATGAATCATGAGACACTTGAGAGTATTGCACAACGTAGAAAACCATTTACGGTTGATTATGCAGGATTTGGATGGATAATGATTGCGAATGGAGTATTTGAGAATGAAGAATTAAAGTATCCTTGGTTTGCACCTAAGATGCAAGTTTTCGAATCTGGTTCAGTCCAAGACATGTGTGGCGAGGATGTCTCATTCTGTCTCGACGCAAAGGAAGCAGGCTTCGAGATTTGGTGTGACCCACGCATTCGTGTCGGTCATGAAAAGACTCGTATTATTTGATGTTATACAATCTATACTATGGGGAAAGACTTTTACAAGAGAGTATTTCTCCTGAGGCAGCTGCAGAGTTATATGAATTATATGTTGATGCATATTATGAAGACCCTACAGTTGCACTCGACCCTACACTGATTAAACTAGAACCTGTATCTAAGGAGAATTAATTATGGCAATGCGTTCAAAGACTGGTGATCTTATTACCCCAACACCGAAAAAATCTCGTCAAGGGTGTGGACAACATACAAAATATGCCGCAACTTCTCGCAATAAAGCTCGTAAGCGTTATCGTGGTCAAGGTAAATGATGAATAACTATTAAGAGTTATTGATTTTTTTATGCCTTGCTTAATTGCGAATCTTCCATCACAAGAAGTTTGGGTAAGAAAAGAATATTTGACTGATCATAAGAGCGGTCATGGTGAATATGTAAAAGGCGTTTGGGTATCTGTTAAATCGATACCTGGACGCGCTTTTTATTTTGAGACTTACTTACCAGAGTATGCGGCTATGTACGATAAATTGCCTATCAGTGCCTTCCTATCGTCCCCAGAAGCGCCGAAACCTGACCTTACGCTACATAACCTACAATTCTGGAATTGCATGGACTACGGGGTTGCAGTAGTGCAGAAACAATTCATTGGATCAATGCATTATGAGGTCTATACACGCGACTTTGGACCACAAACTGGCACATATATCTGCACAATTGACAATTATCACCATGATCCAGATGTAATTGACTACTCAACAAGTGAAAATCCATCTGAACACAAGTCTCATAACCTAATTGAGCTTGATAATGGCCAATTTTGTCTTTATCCTAACAATCGAACCCGAATTTTTGACAATTCGTTAACTCCAGAGACACCAAAAACACCAGATTTTAAGGTTTCGACTGTATATTATCAAGTGGAAAACGGGCATGACAGAGATGGACTCGGAAATGACGAAAATTATTTTTGGAAAACTGCAAAAGAGAAAGAATAAATAGCAATATGGGATAGCAACCCCATTAAAAGTTCTGATTTTTACCTATCGGAGCAAAAAAATGGGCAAACAACCAGATAGAGACAGAAAATATATGAGAGATATGTGGGGAACGGAGGCTTTAATTACTGATTATGGGTCAATTTTTGATAGAAACCCCAAAAAAATGCTAAGAGAAGTAGAAAATGACGATATTGACCAAAAATCTAAGCATATTGATACCGTAATGAATGTAGATACCTCTGGTGACTTCATTGATTGATTGATTTCGTGAATAAATAAAAAGATAAATACAGCATTTTTGCAACATGGCAGTCTATAGTGATATTTCACTATCATTTTCGAAGCATCCAGTCACTAATGACATTGGAAAGATAACTAATGTCAGTGCGATTACCAATGCGATGAGAAATATCCTGACCACACGGTTGGGAGAAAGACCATTTGAACCAGATTATGGTAGTAGGATTTATGATTCTCTTTTTGAGTTGATAGATGCCATTTCTTTGGATAGTCTTGCTTCCGCAGCTAGGGAAGCATTAGAATTTTGGGAACCTAGAATAGAAATATTAAGAATCGTTCCAGAAGCAAATCCCGATGCAAATGAAGTTCAACTCATAATAGAATTCTATATAGTCGGAGCTGTATCTGAAGGAGCACAAGAAGCTTCATTTGTATTCACATCAACAAGATAGCGTATAATGCCATTTACTCAGTTTACAAGTTTAGACTTTGATGAAATCAAAGCGTCTATAAAAGACTATATCAAAGCAAATACAGAATTTACTGATTATGACTATGAGGGAACTAACCTTTCAGTCCTTATTAATATTCTGGCTTACAATACTTATCTTACAGCCTATAATTCAAACATGGTTGCCAATGAGGTTTTCCTCGATACGGCAACATTAAGAGAGAATATTGTTTCTCTAGCAAGAAATGTTGGTTATGTTCCAAAATCTAGAAGAGCTTCAAGAGCAGTTGTAAGTTTTAGTGTTACAGGATTGCCAGCGGAGTATCGAACTGTAACTTTAGAGTCTGGTTTAGTTTGTGTTGGTGCTGGAAATAATAATAATCTAAAATTTTCTATTCCTGAAAGAGTAGTAGCACAAGTTGATAATGG